TCTTGAGAAAAGGTTTATTCCAAATATCAATAAGTCTGAAAGATTGTTATTAAATTTTAATAATAAAATTAGAAAGGGAACATTAAGTTCTACAGAATTCACATATAAAAGTTTCCAAGCATATTTGGATGATGACAGTTTAGGTAATGTAAATATATACCGTTATGATGACGCAAAGGTTAAGACTAATATTATTACTAATGCTGGAACAATTGATTATGATACTGGTCAGGTTGAAGTTAATACCTTTGCACCAACTGCATTTTCAGACACTCAATTGAAAGTTTCAATGACACCAGATAGATTTGATGTAATCCCAGTAAGGGAACAAATTCTAATTATGGACTCAGAAAATGGTGGTGTCACGATTACGGGTGAAACTACTTAATGAGTGTACCAAATAAAATATCCACTCTTGTAAAGAATCAATTCCCCGACTTCTATAAGGAAGACGGTGAAAACTTTCTTGCGTTCATAGAAGCATATTATGAATATATGGAGCAGTCTGGCAAATTAACAGGCGGCATTCAAAACCTACAAGACTATCGGAATATTGATACTACTCTTGATGAGTATATAGAATACTTTAGAAGGGATTTCCTCCCATCAATTCCTATTGATGTTCAAGCAGATAAGTCGTTGATGGTTAAATACATCAAGTTCTTCAATAACTCTAGAGGAACACTTGCTTCTTATAAGTTATTATTCAGAGCAATCTATAATGAAGACATTGATGTTGATTATCCTGCTGAACATATATTAAAAGTATCAGAGTCTGATTGGAGAATTGATAGATATCTTGTAACTGATTACAATACAAAGAATTATACATTCATTGGTAAGAGTATTATCGGTTCTGACTCAAGAGCAACTGCACTCGTTGAGAACGTTGTACGAAGAACTATTCGTGGTCGTGACTTAATGCAGATCTACTTATCAAATATCGTAGGAACGTTCGGTCACTTAGAACCAATCAGACTAGTAACTGACACAAATAGCACTGGATTCATTCCAAATATTGAAGCAGGTATTAATAAGGTAACTGTGGACTCTGCTGGTGGTGAGTATGCAATTGGTGACATCATTAAACTCGAATCTAATATTATTGGCGACTTTGCTAAGGTAGTTGTGACTTCTGTATCAGACTTTGCTGGTGCCTTGACATTTACTATTGCTGATGGTGGTTCTGGTTATAGAGGTTCAACTGTATCTCCTGGATCTAAAATAACATTCTCAACTGTTACTAGATCTTCTGATGCATCATTTATAATAGAACCAAGTGATATCGTAGACACAAATTCATTGTTGATGATTAATGTCAATTTATTTACAGACACTACTATCTTTGGAACTAAAGCACCTCTTATTGTTAATGCAGATGGTGTTAGTCGGTTGATGTCTGATTACTCTAATACTATTTTGTCTAGTCCAGATTTTGGATTCCCTGAGACAGTTGTATTTACACCAAATCAAAACTTTAGAGAGAATGCGAATGCTGTAATTGGTATTGCTAATACAAGAACAATTTCAGTTGGGCAATCTATATACGGTGCGACATCTGGTGCTAATGGCATTGTTAAAGAAATCGTCAGTTCTGCTGCAAACAATGGTGTATTTAGGGTTGATACATATAAGAATTTTTCTACAACAGAAGTAGTTAAGGTTGGTACATCTGCTGGTTCTGCTGTTGGTAATGTAGTATCATTCTCTTCAAATACTATTGGGCATCATATCTTATCAGTCGGTAATGTGGTTGGACAAACAATATCTACTGGTGATGAATTGGTAGGTAGAACATCTGGAGCATTTGGTGTTGTTAAAAAGGTTGTAGCAGATACTGCTAATGGTTATGTACAAGGTGTTGGTGGTGCTGACGACAGAAACTTAGTTGTATGTCAAGTAACTGCAAATACAACTGCCAATTTAACTAGTCAATTTTCAACTGGTCCAATGAAAGCATTTATTGCTAATGAAAGTTTAAGACTGGTTGGTGCCAATACGACTATCGGTAATGTTTCTATAACTACATCTAATTCTCAAATTGAAAACATCTATACTAAATTAGAAGATTCGTTTATATTTCAAGCACATTCTTCAGGAACGATCGCCGAATTGTCGTTAGTGAATGGTGGTCGTGGGTATTATACTCCACCAAATATTGACGTGGTTGATCATGATATCAAATCGATGAATATTGGTGAGTCATATATTACAATTCAATCAGATAACGTAAACTGGGGAACAGGCAATTCATTCTTCACAATTCTTACGTCTGATGATAGGATAACACAAACGTCAAGTAGTGCGGGTGGTTACATTGTTGGTGGTGCAGGAGCAGGATTACCGATTGCTGTTGACCAATATGCTAACGGAACATACGAATCTGTTGTTAGGGTGTGGGAAGACATGGGTAATAGGAAATTAGGAAAACTATTTTCTAATAATGCAACACTCATAGTTAAAACTTATTCTGGTTCATATATTCCTGGATATACTGATGACACAAGAACGGTAGAAAACACTGGTTCAGCTAAGATTGTTAAAATTGTGGACGAAGGTGTATTAGGAACTAATGCGAATATTAATGCTAACGTTGGTGCGAACGGTGCTATTTCTTCAATAAGAATTTTAGATTCTGGATTCTCATACAAAGATGGTGAGAGTGTTACAATTGCTTCTTCTGGTAGGGCATTATCAACTCCAGGTGTTGGAACTATTTCGTTAAGAGGTGATGCTAATTCAGAAGGATACTATGCTACGAGTAAAGGACATTTGTCATCTAAACGTGGTTATTTGCAAGACGGTGAATATTATCAAGAATTCTCATATGAAATTATCTCACCACTATCATTAAACAAATATAAAGAAGTTGCTCTTCAATTAGTACATCCTGCTGGTCAAAGATTATATGGTAAGTACAGTGTTCAGAGTAATGTTGCCTTAGACATGGTGGTGACTTCTGATAATACCAAACAATTAAAATCAAATGGTACTATCGCAGTTACCAACAACGCATTCGGTGTAGTAGGAACTGGGACTCAATTAAATTCAAGTTACGCAAATGGTGATACGTTAATTATTGAATATGGCAACAAACAATTCTATTCAACTGTTATAAATATAATATCGAGTAATACATCAGCAAATCTTAAATTTGCTTGGACTAAAGATACACTTTCAAGTGCTAATGTTTACTATAAATCCGGAACAATATAATGCCATTAAAATACGCAACAAAAGACATATCAATTAATAATGCAAAGGCATTCCTTCATAGTTTAAATGCTGATGAAGACGGAAGATCTTCTAAGAAATCTACTATCCTTTATATGGCATTGGGTAAAAATAAACCATGGGCAGCCGATCCAACTCCAGATAATATGACGGATACAGACCAACATTTAAAGTTTGATATGAAACGTGATTGGATTGGTGCTAAGAAAATTAAAGATGGTGATGCTAGTCATGTGATTCCTAGACATGATTGGACTTCAGGTACTGTTTATTCAATGTACCGTGATACTGATACTAATGTTCACGCAAGAGCATTTTATGTATTGACTGATGAATTCAATGTATATAAAGTTTTAAATAATAATAAGGGTGTAACATCTACTGAAAAACCAACTGGTTATTCTACGTTGCCTTTTACAACATCTGAAGGATATGTGTGGAAGTATTTGTTTACAATATCTGTAGACGATGCTGATAGGTTTTTAACAATTGATCATCTTCCTGTAAAAACTTTATCAGTAAGTGATGGTACTGCAGAAGAAGATAGACAATTATTAGTTCAAAATGCTGCAGTAAATGGATCTATTGAAGTTGTTGAGACTGTTAATATTGGTTCTAATTATCATATGATTGATAATGGTGTGATTGCTGCAGGTGGCAAGAATGATATCCAATTAAGTACAAGTGGTAATACTAACCCATCTCCTATTGATAATTATTATAACGGTGATTCTGTTTATATTATATCAGGAACAGGTGCTGGCCAAATAAGACGTGTTATTGATTATTCTGGTTCAACTAAAACTTTAACAGTTAATACTGCGTTTACAACAGTTGCTAATACTGATTCTAGAGTTGTGATTTCCCCGACTGTTACTATTATTGGTGATGGTGCTGGAGCAAAAGCGTATTCAAGAGTAGATACATCAACTGGTGCTATTTCAAACGTAAGTGTGATTGCTGTTGGTAGTAAGTATTCAAGAGCAGAAGCAATTGTTACATCTAATACTGTTCATGGTTCAGGTGCAAGTGCTAATGTTGTTATCAGTCCAATTGGTGGCCATGGTTCAGACCCAATTACTGAATTGTATTCTGATAAAGTTATGCTTAATTCTAAATTCGTAGATCCGGAAGGAGCAGTTATTACTGGTGCTGGATTTATTCCATCTAATACTGAATTCAGAACTATTAGTGTTGTTAAAGATCCAATCTTAAAGGTTAATTCTAATAACATCATTCAAGCAACTGAAACAATAGCAAATACTTCTAACAGTCCTGACTCATTAAGATTGACTACAAGACTAACTGCTTCTTATTTACAAATGAGTGGTGGATCTCCAGTAAATCCTCTTGCAGTAAAAGATATTATTACAAATGAAAGAAATTTATTAAGAGCAAAGAATGGTGCTTTAGAATTCGTAACAGAATTAGGTGCTGTAGGTAGAGAAACTGTTGCTTTAAGTAATGCAGTAAAGGCTGCTAATGCAGATATCGTTTATATACAAGATGACCCATCACAATCCGATGCATCTTACTATCATTTCTATATAAATAATGTAGAGAGTTACGGTAATTACTCACCGTTCAAAATTGATGATAATATCATAAAGAGTACGAGTGAAACTAATATAGCACAAGTTACTGCAATTAAAGGTCCTGAGGCAAATACTTTCTCAGGTGAAATATTATATACGGAACATGTAGAACCAGTTAGCAGAACTCCAGAACAAATTGAAGACATAAAAATAGTCTTAGACTTTTAAGGTAAAAATACAATGGCAATCGAAACAAATTTAAACCAATCCCCATACTTTGATGATTTTAACGAGGACAAGAACTTTCATAGAGTTTTATTCCGTCCAGGTTATGCAGTACAAGCACGTGAATTGACTCAAATACAATCTATTCTACAAAACCAAGTAGAACGTTTTGCTAATGAGGTTATTGTTGATGGAACTGTTATTAGTGGTATTGGTTTATCAACTAAAACAATTGAATATGTTAAACTTAGAGATAAGGATGCTAACAACCGTGTATTACTATTAAGTGACTTCTTTACAGGAAGTGCTATATCTAATGTTGTTGTTACTGGTGCTACTTCAGGTGTTACTGCAAAATTAATAGATGCTAGAGAAGGTTCTGAATCAATTGCTCCAGACTATTTTTCGTTATTCGTAAACTACACAAACTCAGGTGCTAATACTACAACTAAAACGTTTAATGATAATGAAACATTATTAGTAAGGCATTCAGGTAATAGCACATTCGTAGTTGCTGCGAACTCTATTTCTTCGGACTCAACTGGTTTAGGTTTTAGAGCAACTGTTTCTGATGGTGTTGTTTATCATAAAGGAACTTTCATTAAAGTTAATCCTCAAAGTGTAATCGTTGATAAGTATAATACATCTCCTGATAAGAAGATTGGATTTGAAACAAAAGAGAGTTTAGTCAACTCAAATGAGGATTCTTCATTACTAGACAACTCAACTGGTTCTACTAACTATGCGGCTCCAGGCTCTGATAGATTAAAGTTATCTGCTACATTATCAGTAAGAAGTTTAACTTCTGCAAATACAACTACATTCTTTACGATTGCTGAAATCGAAAATGGTAATATCGTTCAAAAGTTTATCGATACAACGTATTCTGATATTGGTAAATATATTAATGAAAGAGCATTTGAAACAAATGGTAACTTTGCTGTTGAACCATTTAATATTAGAATTAGAGAACACTTAAAGAATACTAACAACTTGGGTCGTTATTCTTCTGCAGATGGTGGTAGTGTAAATAAACTTGTAGCAGAAGTTGAAAGTGGAACTGGTTATGTTGGTGGTAATAGAGTTTCTATCGAGGCATCTTTATTTAGAGATGTAGATAAAGCAACTGAATGGGACACTAAGGATGGTCGTGTAATCGGTCAAGCATATGGTAATTACATTAATGCTAAAGAAGTTGTTGGTACTTGGGACTTCCAAGGTTTGAGAGAAGTTACTTTACAAGACGCTAAACAACGTGGTATCTCTGGTAAGAACTTAGGTATTCAAGGTGCGAGGGGTTCTTCTATTGGTACTGCTCGTGTACGTGGATTCCAATGGGATTCTGGTACTCCAGGAACTGCTTCTGGGCAATTTAGAATTTACTTATTTGACGTTCAAATGAATTCTGGTAAGTCATTCTCTGAAGTAAGAGGTGTTTATGAGAATAATACATCAGGTCCTAAAGCGATGTGTGATATTGTACTTGAAACTAACGGTACTGCTAAATTACAAGAAACTGGATTAAATACATTAATCTTTCCTTTCACACAAAACGGTACTAAAACTCTTAGAGATTCTGATGGTAACATTGATACACAATTTGTTTACAGAACTGAAAAGTCGGTAAGTTTTGCCACAGATGGAACTGCTACTGTAACTGCGAATACTGCTCACTCTGGTGGTACTGAAGTTAATAATGATACTGGTGCTCCTCTATCAAATACTGACGAAAGAAATATTGTTGTCGTTTCTAGAGGCGCTGTTAGCACTGATGCTCATACTGGGCAAGTAACAGCATTTACTGGAAATACAATTACTGGTTCTGCTACTACGTTTTCTACACAATACCAAGTTGGCGATTTTATCACCATTGAAGATGGTGCTAATACAGTAACAGAAAGAATTATGACTATCAACAGTGATACGTCTATTCAAGTTGCTAATACAGTTCCTTATACTAGAAGTTCTGCAGGTCTTGCTCATAAAACTACTTTCCCAAGTGGTTACATTTTTGATACAAGTGCTAATGGTACGATTACTTCAACTTCTACTCAACATCAAATCAACTTACAACAAGCAAATCTTGCTTCAACGTTTACTGCTTCGGTTTACTTCAACCGTTTAAGAAGTAATGCTGTCCAATCTGCTAAGACTGTATTGAAAGATAAGTTTATTCATATTAACACTAACACTAATACTGCGACAAATAAAGGTCCATGGTCATTAGGTGTTTCTGATGCATATAAAATAGTTGCTGTATATCACGGTTCTAATACTGGTGTTTCAACTTCAAGTAATGATGTCACCTCTCACTTTGAATTGAATGATGGTCAGAAAGATGCATTCTACGACACTTCCCTAATTAAACAAAAAGCAACAAGTTCTTTAGACTTGTCTAGCGCTGGTTTGATGGTTAAGTTCAATTACTTTGACAGAAACTTTTCTTCAGGTATTGGTTACTTATCTGTAGACTCATATCCTATTGATGATACTACTGCAGCTAATACTGCTGCTATTGTGACTCAAGAGATCCCTATATTCACTTCACCTACTAGTGGTAAGACATATGATTTAAGGGATTCTGTAGACTTCAGACCTATTAAAACAAATACCGTCACACCGTCTGGTACAGGAACTGTTGCCTCAGCACCTACTAACCCTACTAATTCATCTACATTTAGTATTTCGTCAACTGGTGCTCATATGCCGACTCCTGATGAGAACTTCCAAGCAGATATTCAATATTACTTGCCTCGTAAAGACAGGATTGTATTGACTAAAGAGGGTGGAGTTGAAGTTGTTAAGGGTGTTGCTTCATTAACACCAAGAACTCCTGATGAATTAGCAGGTTCAATGACACTTGCTGTACTGAACATTCCAGTGTTCCCATCATTATCCCCATATGTTGCTAAACAATATAACAGAAATGATTATCAAGTTACATTAGATATTGAAAATAATCGTAGATATACTATGAAAGATCTACGTGCTGTTGAGCAACGTGTTAAGAATTTAGAATACTACTCATCACTTAATGCTCTTGAGTCGTCTGCTAAGAATAAGCAAATCTTCGGTTCTACTGGTATTGATAGATTTAAGAATGGTTTCTTAGTTGATAACTTTGATGGTCATAATATTGGTGATACAAGTAAGGTTGGATATCGAGTTGCGGTTGATAGAAACGAATCACAATTAAGACCATCGTTTAGCAGAACAGATGTTAATTTCAATCAGTCTGCGGTGCTAGCATCTTCAAATATTACGAAGTCTGGTGACTTAATTACTTTATCATATACGCATACAAGTTTACACGGTCAACCATTTGCGAGTAAGATTAGAAACCCAGTTCAAGAATTATCATTC